TGAGTGGCATAGAAAGAATCAAGGACGTATGTATAAGATTAATCCTAACAACCCTTTTAGCCTCGTAAATGACCTATCTATTTGGTTATTGCAACATTATAACATTAGCATCACTTGGAACGAAATGCTAGGTATAAAATTGACAGATGGGTTGTATGATGAATCAAATAAACCTTATTTTATGTCAAGAACAGCAGATTCAAAATTAAAAACTAATTTAGGATATGTGATGCATCAAGCAGATGCAATGGCAGCTAGAATTGAATTTGAAATGTGGTATAAAAATAAGCCAGTTCAGTCAGCGCCAATTAAAAAACAATATGCAAAAAAAGGATTATCTGATAGTGCAGCATCAGTTAATGCACAAGAAATGTTTAAAGATTTATTTGGAGATAAGTAATGGTAACAGCAATAATAATATTATCAGTAGTATTAGCAGTTTCAGTTTTTGTAAATATTAATCAATTACGAAAACAAGAAGCACAGTCAGAATATATCGATGATTTAGAAAATTCAAATACTAAGTATTATGATTTTTATAATACATTAAAAACTAAGATTGGAGAATCTAATTCTAAACTTAGACAAATTGATAGATTAGGATCATTTGAAGCCGATGATGAAACCGGCTTTATTTTTAAAGAAATGCAAGATATGTTTGATGAATTACAAAGAGGTATTTAATGGAAGAACTAAGCCCAGTAGAGAAATTTTATGAATGGCATGCAGCCGAAATGAAAGACCTAGAAGAAAATGGCCCTAAAAAGCGCAGAGGTCGTAAGCCTAGCAAAAAACAATATTTTACATACATAACAGATAAAGCGATTATAGCATATAATTTTGAACCTAGTTGGGCTAAACGAAATAAAGTATTTCGTGAATTTATAAATTATCCATTTAATAAATTAGTTGAAAATATATATTTTACATTTCGTTTTAGTTACTTCGATGTGCCATATGAAGATATTAAAGCTGAGGTGGTTGCATTTTTAGTGGAGAAGATTGGTAAATTTAAAGAAGGTAAAGGTAAAGCCTTTTCCTACTTCTCCATTGTTGCAAAAAATTATTTAATTATACAAAATAATGCAAATTATGCAAAAATGAAACAACGGTCTGATTTGTCAGCTGTTGATGATAATAGAAATATACAAGGAGAACAAACTCGTAATGATCATCAAGAGTCTCTTAAAGATTTTACCGACCAATGGTGTTCTTGGTATGATAATAATCTAAATGCAGTATTTTCGAACAAACGAGATATAATTGTTGCAGATACTATATTAGAATTATTTCGAATGAGAGATAATATTGAAGACTTTAATAAAAAGGCTCTTTATATTCTTATAAGAGAAAGGACACAACTTAAAACTCAGAACATCACCAAGGTTATTAATGTAATGAAACGAGATTATGCAAAAATGTATCAAGTATATTCTCAATCAGGACATATAATTCCTGCCTTCAATCTACCGAACATAAAGTAATAGTCCTTATATTTATATAAAAGGGCTTATTATGAGTACAGAATTTGAATTATTTAAAGGTACTAATTTTTCTGATTTGATGCGTGATATTTATCATAATTCAAAAAAGAAGTCACGACAGATAGATTCGTTGATTAAAAATTTAGAACCTATGATAAAAAACACCGGCGATGCTACCGTCGTTGTTCCTATGATAAAAGACTATTTAGAAGTATCTGTTAAGAACGATGATGCATTAGTAAAATTGGCAGCTGTAGTACAACGTATCATATCAGCTAATAGTAAAGATGATGATGGCAATGAATATGGATTAACGGATGAAGAAAGAGCTAAGCTATTAGAAGAAGCGGAAGCTGAAATAGAAAAATTAAAACCAGAACAAAAAGTAGAAACGGATGGCAAACGCGAAGTTCGAAGTAGCACAGGTATTACAGACCTGGCTGCCGACACAATACAAAAAGACTAAATCTCTAGAGACATCTTTAGATCTACCTCCTGGCACTATACGTGTAAGGATGGCTGGAAACGCTACACGTGAAGAATATGCATATCCTGCAGATCCTAACAGAATGCCTATACCTTTATATGGCGAACAAGTATTATGTATACAACAACCGGATGGAAAATCAATAAAACGTGGTCAAAATAAATGGTATTATACTCAAGTAGTAAATACTCATGGTAATGTAAATAATTCTATCTTACCATTCTTGCAAGATTTAGGAGCTTCCGGAGGAAATTATGCTCCAACTCCTATAGTAAAAACCGGTGTTGGAAAAAAACCAAAACAATTAAGTTTCAAAGAACAAGATATTGTTTATATACAACCATTCCAAGGAGACACAAACCATCCGGATAGATTTGGAAGTATTTTAAGATTTTCATCAACTCATTTACCGGCGAAGACATTATTTTATAAAAAGAAGCCTTTCTGGACAGGAGCAAAGGAAGGCGATCCTATAGTAACATTGACATGTGGTGTTAAAGATGCCAGGACTGGTCGTAGTATCGATAAATACTATGCAATTGAAAGTCCAGATGATGATTCTTCATTTATTTATCTTACATCATCACAGAAATTTAATAAATTTAAATTAGCACAAAAGAAACAAGGGGCACAAGTTGATAATTTAAAAACATATTCAAAATCACAAGTAATTATAGGAGCTGATAGATTATTATTTAATGCACGTAAAGATGAAATAGTATTAGTATCTAAAAAAGATGTTAAGATTGCAACTCCTAAATGGCAAACTGATATGGATGAATTTTTTACTCAAATGCTAAAATTGATTGAAGAAGTGATTAAACAAAATAAAAATTTAGAAGCTGCACATAAGGAGATAGGTAAAGTTGCTCAATCAAATGCAACATCAATACACCCAACAGGTGTTGGTCCAAGCGGACCTCCGGTTAATGCCGGTGCCTTTGTTGCATCAAAAGGTAAGTCTGTGTCAAATTCAATGACTACAAAATCAATTCGAAAGAAAATCGAAAAGATCAAATCAGCAATTAAAAAGATGGAACAATAATGCCATTAACTCCAAAAAGAATTCCTCTTCAATTCGAATTGACATCGATATTAGAAAACCCTAATGACCCATTAACAGGAAAGAAATTGGGTAAGGCATTATCGAACTTTTCAAAAGGGGTACTGCCACCTACCTTAGGAGTTTTTACTGGAATATATCCTGCAGCTGCAGCATATGATTCAGCTCCACAATTTGGAAAAGTGAAAGGGATAGAAAATGCTATAAACATATTTGCATCATTTAATGCAGCAGGTATGCCATCAGTTATACCAGGGTTTGTTGGAACTCCACCGCCGCCTATTTTTGGTCTACAAAAATTATTTGATATAGTTAGAAAAACAAACGGAACACCAGCTGATTTAGCTAGGGCGTTGTCATTTGCTATATTAGCTAATTATACTTTAGGTACTTCAACATTTACTCCATTACCTGTATTTATCCCGACTTGGAATATTCCAGTAATTCCGGTGGCAATCCGTGATGAAATTGATCAAGGAAAAGCAGATGCTAAGATGGCATTGGGTGCTAAACAACAAGAAGCAATTGATGATAGTAAAGACTACCGTTCAGGACCAGATGGTATATTAGGGACTGATGATGACTTAACAGGACCGGAGCGTGAAGAATTCTTCGATCGAATGAATCAAGCTGAGTAGTAAACCTAGCCTAAATGCCAGCTTAAACATATTTATTAAAAAGGGAATTTACTATGAAAAAAGACGGATTCGTAAAGTTATTACGTAGAATAATTAGGGAAGAGGTTAGTAATGCCGTTAAAGCAGAACTAAAACCTTTGCTAAATGAAGTTGATATCAAAAAAGATGATATTAATCTTCATGAAGTTATGGACACTCCTAGGACAGTTAAGCCGCCGGTTGCAAAGAAACAATTTACAAAAAACCCGGTATTAAATGACTTATTAAATGAAACTGCAAATTCTCCAGTTAGTCAAGAATTAACAGATTGGAGTCAAATGGAATATAAATCATCCATGGCAGAAGCATATGGAGAACCAAAACAAAATATGGCTCCAATGAGACCACCAGTATCTAAAGGAATTAATGGAGAAAGGATTGATATGAATAATGAAGCTGTTGCTAGTACAGTAAATGCAATGACAAGAGATTATTCTGGATTGATTAAAGCAATTGATAGGAAAAATGGAAAGATGGGAACTACTAAATAATGGCTAGACCAGTATATCAATATAGACCAATAAATGATACACCCGATCAAGCGATCGGAATATTATTGCCTTTGAATAAAGGTGCTGCAGGAAAATCTCCTACAGCTGATTATTCTAATGCACCATCATCAGGTCTAGGAGTATTTGAATCTTCATTCACGACAAAAGAAGCAGTTGTATCAAATCTAAAAAATCTGATATTAACTCAGAAAGGTGAACGATTTATGCAGCCGACATTTGGAACTAATATACGAAAAGTGTTATTTGAAAATAATACTAGTGAAATACGTGCTATATTAAATGATACAATTGAAGATGATATTAAATATTGGTTGCCATATGTTTCTTTAAAGAAGACAACCGTAGAACCATCGGCTGATAGACATTCTTTGAATATTAAGTTAGAGTTCCGTATTACTTCAATAGGAGCAAATGTAGTAATTAATGTTCTAGCTAGTGAAAATGAATTTACTGTTACAGATATTGCAGAGGATGTATTAACGGAAGTAGGATCGTTTAATACTGATACAGCGTTTGGTCTGGGAGCAGGCGGAACTTATTAAGAATAAAAGAGAAGGGCTAACTTATGGCAGACTTAGTTAAGAAAGATGTAAAATATTTAAATAAAGACTTTGCACAGTTTAGACAAAATCTAATCAACTTTGCAAAAAATTATTTCCCAGATACGTATCAAGACTTTAATGAATCTTCACCAGGTATGATGTTTATGGAAATGGCAGCATATGTAGGTGATGTATTATCATACTATACAGATACTTCCTTTAAAGAATCAATGTTATCGCAGGCTGAAGAATCTTCTAATATTTTGATGTTATCACAATTATTTGGATATAAACCAAGATTAAATACGCCGGCAACATGTAATGTTGATGTATTTCAATTAGTCCCAGCAAAGGGAACAGGGGTAAATGCAGTACCGGATATGGCATATGCATTGACAGTAGCAGCTGGGATGGAAGTATCAACAGATACCGGAATTATATTCCATACAGAAGAGCCTGTTGATTTTAATCAAGACCCAGAAATTACAGTATATGAAATAGATGTATCTGGTAATGTTGCTAGATATCTTTTAAAGAAAGTTGTTAAAGTGATATCAGGTGAAATTAAAACTGCAACATTTGATTTTACAGATCCTAAACCATATGATAAAATTATACTTCCGGAAAACAATATAATCGATATTATATCTTGTACAGATGCTGCTAATAATAAATGGTATGAAGTAGATTATTTGGCACAAGATACTATATTACAAGATATAGCAAATATTCCATTTAATGACCCAGATCTTTCACAATATAGATCGACAGTTCCATACATACTTAAGTTGAGAAAAACAGCTAGAAGGTTTGTATCTAGAGTGCGTGATGATGAACGAATTGAATTATTATTTGGTTCCGGTGTTTCATCAGATGCCGATGAGGAGATTGTTCCAAATCCTAGGAATGTAGGACATGGCTTAGAGTATTTAAGACGTACAACAACTAGTACTATAGATCCATCAAACTTTCTTTATACTAGTACATATGGTATTGCTCCATCGAATACAACATTAACTATTAAATATTCATATGGTGGTTCAACTGCAGAGAATGTAAGTGTTAGTTCTATTATTAATATTGATACAGTAACATATTTGAACGAAACTGGTCAGGTCGATTTAACAACAACTAAAGCATCATTAGCTGTTGTAAATAATGAATCAGCAGTTGGTGCTCGTCAAAAACAAAATTTAGAAGCAATAAGACAAAATGCTGTCTCAACATTCGCAGCACAGAGTAGGGCAATTACAAGAGAAGATTATATTGCTAGAGTATATTCAATGCCTGGACGATTTGGTGCAGTATCAAAAGCATATATAATTGGAGATTCACAAATCAATACAGAAGATAAAACATATCCATCAGAAACAATAATGAATCCATATGCGTTAAATTTATATATCTTATCTGAAGATGCTAATGGAAATTTTATAGAAGCCAATCAAGCTCTTCAGGAAAATTTAAGAACATATATATCACAATATAGAATGTTAACAGATGCAATTAATATAAAAGCGGCATTTGTAATAAATTTAGGAGTTGAGTTTGAAGTTATTCCTAAACCTAATAACAATTCTAATGAAGTAGTATTACAATGTATTGATAGATTAAAGACAATATTACATAACGATCGTTTACAGATAAATGGGCCATTAGATATATCTGCAATAATATCTGAATTAGATAGATTGGAGGGAGTACAAAGTATTCCTTCATTTGAGTTTACAAATTTACATGAATTAGCAAAAGGTTATGCTGGTAATGAGTATGATGTGTCAAAAGCAATAAAAAATAATATTTTATATCCTTCATTAGACCCGAGTATATTTGAAATAAAATATCCTAATGCAGATATAAAAGGAAAAGCTGTTAAGCCATAAGGGATAAATTATGTATAGAATATATTACGCAGAAAAGGATACAACATTATACGAAAAATACCCAGATCAAAATACTGGGATCGATCAGATATTAGAATTAACCAAAGTAGCGTCAGGGTCTAAATCAAATGGTATCATTCAAGCCAAAACTTTTAATAGTCGTATATTAATAGATTTTGGTACTGAGATAACAGCGTTATCATCTTCAATAGTAGATAATGAAATTCCGGAATTTGAAAGCACCAATATAACATCAGCATCTGCATTTTTAAATTTACATGCTACAGATGCATCAGATTTATTACAAAAATATACAATACATGCTTATCCAGTTTCAGAATCATGGGCCAATGGAAGCGGGATTGCAAATGATACTCCATATTCAAAAATAGGATCTTCATGGTATAATAGTCATGGAGATAATTCAACAAATCCGGAACCATGGAAGACAGGATCTGCGCAGAGTATTACTGATGGAATTGGTGCAACAATAGTAAATGGCGGAGGAACATATATTACCGCATCTGGAAGTAATCAAGAATTTATAAATCAGTCGCCAGATTTAAGAATAGATATAACAAATATTGTTAAGGGGTGGATTGATGGCACATATGCAAATAATGGTATCATAATAAAACGTGATTCAACTGATGAAAAATCCGGAGAAGTATTAGGTTCGATAAAATATTTTGGTAGAGAATCTCATACAATATTTGTTCCAAGATTAGAAGTATGTTGGGACGATCTAAATAATGCAGATGGTAATGTAGGTGTAATATCAGCTAATACATATGTTCCATATTTCAAAAATATAAAACCTGAATATAGAACATCAGAGATTACAAGATTTTATGTAGGTGTTCGTCCAGAATTTCCGACTAAATCATATCAAACATCTTCATTTTATATAACAAGCGAAAAGCTTCCAGTATCGAGTTCATATGAAATTATAGATTCA